GTTAAATCTGGACCCAGTGGATGCATTATATGTCTCCGGTTTGTCTATTCTCTGATTGATGTACATCAAATTCACCGCCAGGATAGCGGCTCTTTAATTTATTTACATTTTCTTCAATAACATCATTGGGATCTAGTCCCAATGCACGGCAAGCATTGATCCAATACCACATGACGTCTCCAAGCTCACGCTTCATGTGGAACACATTTTCTTCTGTGAGTGGTTTGCCTTGGAAGTAGATCTTTTTTGGAATTTCGCAGAACTCACCAGTTTCAGCAGCAAGGCCCAGTGCAGCAGTCAGCAACAATGGCACATTGATGTCTGGGCCGTGTGTGTTGGTTGAGCTGTCAAAGTTGCCATCTAGTTCATCCAATCTACCCATGAATGTGGTAAGATCCTTTGAAGGCATACTGGTCACTGCATTTACAAAGTGGGAATAACGATTCAAGTCTACAGTCATAGAAAACTCCTTATTGCAATATTCTACACTATTGCTGGTAAAGAGTCAACTGTTTTGATTAAACGAAAGGAGTCAATGAGCTACTAGTGCCGCCACCGCCACCATTTATCATCACGTACCCATTGGGAGAACTATCTGCTTTGACACTGCTGCCTTGGATTGTTTTTAATAGTAACTGTGTGCCTGCAATAGCTTCTAATGGTTTGATTGGTACAGTATAAGTGGCACCATCGTAGACAGCAGTTCCACGCACATATCTGAAATTGCTGATGTTGCCAATGAAGTATTCATTTGCAAGATTACGGCCACCCAAATAGAATTTTGTATCTGTTAAGTTATAATCAGTGGCAGTGCCAACTCTGATGCCATCTAAGAACAATGATTGACTAGTGCCACTGACACCTACCCATGCCACATGATGCCACGCACCTGCTGTTGGTGTAGTACTAGAAGTGATTCCAGCATCCAGTGTTGGTGGTGTTATTTTTGCGATTCCTGTGCCACCCACTAAACTGCCGCTGGCGAAACGAATTGCAAAGTCATTGGATGAAAAACCCACAAGAGATGTAGATGCCATACGCTGTGAACCTGCGTTGGAATCAGCATAGAACCAAAATTCAACGGTGGCTGTTGATGTTCCTATAGCAGTTAGAGTGGGACTTTCAAGTATCTGTGGGCTACCAGTGAATCTGATACTGCCATTTATATTTCCTGGTTTGGTTGATCGCCCAAATCCAAATTTGCCTGATATGGCGTTTACAAACGGCATGGTTTATCCAAAAGTTGAAAGTTGTCCCAAAACTGTATATGTTCCGGCATCGTTTAGGATAGTAAAGCTGATTACATCTTCTTTGTTAGCATTGCCTTCTGGTGCTGCACCACTGTTTTGCCATTTGACAGTTTTAATTTCATTATTAATCTGTATCAAGTTGGCCACGTAAGGAGTAGCACCTTGGCTCACCCATACAGTAACACAGCTGATAGTGCCGCTTGGGATGGAGAAATTTTGTACATTAGCAGTAACATTGCCTGTTGCTCCACTGACGTACACAATGGCTGTCTGTGAAAAATCAATTGCTATGTTGGCCTGCAATGCAGGATTGGTATTGGCAACAAACTTTTCGCTGATTGGTGCAACATTTGTAGTACCTGTTACATTAAGGTTAGCTGCATTGACAGTTCCTACATTGGCACTTGTTGTTATAAGACCAGTGTTGGCATAGTTTTGGAAAGCACCAAGATTGGCATTGGTGCTAATGTTTCCAAGGTGTAGTACACCAATGTTGGCATCGATAGTATTGAGCGCAGTGGCTTGACCTGCTGCATTTGATACCAACGCTGTTAATGAATCAGCTTGTGTGGCAGCATTGGCCAATAGTGTAGTTAGTGCATCAGCTTGTGTGGCAGCATTGCCAAACAATGTGGTTAAATTTGCTGCTTGACTGGCTGCATTTGCTGTCAATACACCTAAATTTCCCGATTGAACTGCTGCATTGTTGTACAATGCAATCAAGTCTCCAGCTTGTGCTGCTGCATTGCCAAGCAGTGTGGATATGATTACATTTGCACCAGTCACATTGGCATTAATTAAATCTATTTTGGTTTCAACTTCAGTGTCAATTCTGTTTCTTGATACTTCGTTGATAAAGATATGAGCACCACCATTGTGAGTGCTTAGATCAAATACGTAGTTACCACCTTCGGGGAATGTTACTGTTTTGGTAGTATCATTCATGCCCTTGACGCTGGCACTGTTGATATTAACATTGGCCGGGAATGTGACAGTGTGTGGTGTTCCCAGTGTGGCACTGACCTGGAACCATAATCTTAGTGTAGCATAGGCTGCTGCAGTAGTGGTATCACTGGGCCAATTTTCGATAGTAAGAGTAATATCATTACCAGTTTCCATGTACTGAAAATTGCCATCTTCAAAGTTAATAGTAACTTCACTGAACTGTTGCCCAAGATTTAAGAATGTTTGTGTAAAAGCCTTTAACTGTGCATTAGTTAAAGTACCACCATCCATGTCGTTGTCTAATACCCCACCTAATAGTGCGCTCTTGACAAGAACTTTACCTTGTATATCTTCAAGTTCTGTTTTTGCAGCTACAAAATTGTTTTTGATATTTGTAAAGTTGTCGCGAAATCCCTGTGTGGAATTATCTTGACCAAACACAGGAAATCCGCCATTGATGCTATTAGGATTAATTATACTCATTTTTTATTAGCCAGTTCTCAACCACTTGTTACTTGTTGTGCTATATGTTAATTGTACCACTACATTACCACTACCTACCCATGTGTTAGCAAGATATCTAACACCGCCTGGAGTTGGTGTATCAATATAACATGCTGTTATTGGTGCCAGTACACTAAAGGTAATTGTTCTACCATTAATTGCTGTGCTTGGTAATGTGATTCGTAAGTTAGAAATTGTTAAACTAGTGTCGGTGTCAATAACAAATGTATTGTAATCTACATTAGCAAAGAAGCTCTGGTCGTTGATTACTTTATATTCGCCAAAGTTGGTGTTAATTCTACCACCTGCAGTAATCAAGTTACCGCCAACGTTTACGTTACCGCTTACACCTGCGCCACCAGTAACTACCAGTGCACCAGTTGTAGTGTCAGTACTTGCTATGCCTGATGCAGCAACAATGTTACCACTGCTGATTAATGTACTAGATGTTGTTGCAGTTGTAAATGCGCCTGTTGCTGCTGTGTTAGCACCAATTGGCAAGTTGTCTGCGTAACCGCCACTGACGCGAGCATTACTTGAAGTTAGGTTAAGTGCTGCCAGTGTGCCTACATTAGCTGTGGTACTGTTAACTTGAAAAATGGTTGCAAGAGGACTATTCAATGAACTGGTGTTAGTGACATTACCAACAATTAAGTTTGCAACATTTGCGCTGTTAGTGATACTGACATTATTGGCATTCAAGTTACTTGATGCATTGACATTGCCAACAAAAATATTAGCAAAGTGACCAACGTTTGTTCTGATATTACCCAGTGTGTTAACACTGATTACTCCACTGCTTACAGTAACATTGCTACCAAGAACGAATTCTGCAGCTGAATTATCCCAACCCATGAACGCATTGATAGCACCAGCGTTGTAATAACGCATCAGCATACCACGATCAAGACCGTCGTTGTTAACTAGGGTGGTGCCACCTGCGCCGCCACCAAGATCAACCATTGGATCTTCAACTGACAATGTTTCAACATTGATCTGTGTTGTGTTACCTTGTACAGTCAAGTTGCCAGTAACGATCACATTGCCGCCGATGAATGCAGATGCATTAGCAACGATATTTCCACTTACGTTTAAGTTACCAGAAATTCTACTTTTTGCTCTAGTCAAATCTTGTATCATATAACTGGCACCGCCGTCGTAACTGGAAATTTCAAACAAGTAATTTCCTTGTGCAGCAAAAGTTATGGTGTTTGTACCAGGGTCAAGACCAGCAACATCAAGATTGTTAACACTAACAGTAACAGGCAATTGAACGGTGTGCGCTACGTTAGCGATACCCATCCAAACATACACTGAAGCATATCCAGTATTTGGCCAGTTGGTCAGTGAAAGGCTATGTGTTTGTGTACTCTCAAAATGAAAGAAGTTGCCTAGATTAAAATCGATTGCAATTGAAGATGTTTGAGCATTGGTGTAATCGTAAGAACTTAGAGCATAAGATCTTATTTTGAGATTGGATACTTCGTTAAACGCTAGACTGTTGTTTAGAGTTCCACCATTAAGAGCAGTTTTGAGCACTGCCTTGGCTGCTAGGTCTTCAAGTTCAGCTTTAGCAAAGCTGAAGTTAGTTAGAATGTTGGTAAAATTGTCCCTGAAGCCTTGGCTGTCGTTGTCTTGACCCGCTACTGGAAAACTACCATTGATGTTGTTTGGATTAATATTGCTCATTAGTTTAAAACTCCGATATTATTCTATTTATACAAAAACTCCACGCTGTGGAAACTTCAAATATTTGTCCCCAAATTCTGGATCTGCGTAGGAATCTCTGTAACTGATAAATTTGGTGCCGTTACCATCAAACGTGGTACGTGTGCCAGTTAGGTCTTCTGCCTTGGTTGCCACAGTCCAGCCTGGAACAGTTTCTCCAGCTTTGACCACTGGGTCACGCATGATAACTGTGTTGCTGTGACTTGCCCCGCTGGCCACACGCACACGCTGGCTTGGTAGCACTTCTTTTACAAATTCCAAGACCACAAGATTGTTTCTTTCAGGGAAGATTTTTATTTGCCAAACTCCGCCACGTTGATCTACGTCGCTTAGAGCCATTTGTTTTTCTAAATAGCCTGGAACAACATTGAAATTGTCCAAGGGCTCAGCACTGAATCCTTCTTCAGCAAAGAAGTCGTTGTAGTCAACCCAGCCATCGTAACGACGTCTTGGATAGTCATAGTTTTCTAATTGGAAGAACACCAGGGTTTCACCATCTCTAAAGTTCAGTGCGCCATCAATGCCACCATTACGCTGTATGAACTCCATGGTTCTGTTATTGATCTTGTCAAAGGCTGTGTGTATAGCATAGTTGACTGCTGCCACGACAGTACCAACCTTGGGCACAACGTCAAATGTGGTTTCGGTACTGTTTAGGAATCTATTGTTCTCGGTATCATAGTACTGACTCAATGAATTGTCCACTTGATATCTATCAGCAGTAAACGCAATATTGTTCAATTGATAACCAGAAGTTTCTAGTCTGTACTTGATAGTGTTTGCGCCACCTGGTTTGGTATATGCTAGAATCATGGAAGGTACAAATCCTATCACACGCCCATCTTCTTGTGGACTGGTCATCCAGTCTGGTAGTGCACCACGATTGCTATAGCCCAGTGTGCCTCCAACTTTGTTCTGCATGTGTACAAAACTGTTGGGGTACAAGTATCTAAATGCACTGCTATCGTTAAAATAGTTTGTGACAAACTGACTTAAATCAACTTGTTCTTGACGCACACTGCGTCCTTGATCAACTTTGTTGTCGATCATTTCAACATAAACAACTTCGTATTTGGTGTTAAAAAATTCGTCCACAGCACGGGCAGTTTTGATAGCACCAAATCTAATCTTCTTGTCATAATGATTGGTGGTTATTGCTGCTTGATATTGTGATAGGGTGTTGGGTGCAATACCCGGCAACAACAACATCCTCATGTTTTTAATCTTGCCAAACCAAGGGTCACTGGGTCTATAGATCAGCTCTTCAGGGAACACACTTGTATCATTCATTATGGTATAGAAGTAGTTTCTCTGTGTAAGATCCGGTAATGCTTTCAAATAAACATTTTCGTATGGAGCAAGGTTGTAGCCAGACAGCTTGATTCTAAACACTCTAGTACCACTGCTGGTCTTGTCTGCTGTGCTTGCACGTACTGTAAAGTCTTTTATTAGGTCGTATGTGGTTACGCCGCCGTCGCTGATGCCTGTTGTTAAACTTGGGAATGTGGTAATAGCAGTCAGTGAACTGTCGTTGTCAAAGAAGGTTAGCACAGTGCCAGACGCACTGATAATCGCTGGAGTAATCATTACTTGATTTTCGTCGATCACTTCTTCCACTGTGGCTCCGGAACCCACTCCAGGACCAGTAACGCTCATGCCCACCACAATGCCTGTGGTATCAGCTACAGAAATGATAGATGTTTCTGCATCAACACTGAATCTGCGGAATGTGGGACGTCCAACCAAGTAACCGTCTGTGGTCAACTTGATACCTTGTGGTAGTTCTTTTAATGAATCAAATTCAAAACTGTATTCAATGTCAGTTCCGCGGGTGCTTTCTGCTTCAATTTGCACTGTGCATGGTTGACCTTCATTGATGATGCCAAGGTCAACACCTGTGAGCCAAGTGACTTCGTTAAACTCTTCGCCTAGTACAGTTAGAAAATACTGTACAGATTCACCGAATATTCCAGGTCGGTCAATGTTATAAGGAGTTATCTTAAAATTGTAAACTCTAGTTGGTTCAACTTGTGCTGGTGCATTTCCACTCAACCATCCAGATAGTTCATTTAAACTTAATCCTGTGGCTAGTTGTTGTTCGTCTTGGTCAAAGTTGGTACTATCAAATCCAGCACCAGAAATTCCAGGTCCTGGTAGCGGATCACCAAACTCATCAACCCCATCACTACCATCTTGGTCAAAGGCAATAAGTTGGCTGGTAGTTAGTGCGAAACCTACAGCATCGCCTTGTGGCTCAAATGCTGTGAATTGGAAATTAAAATTATCTTGTTCTCTAATCAAACCAATGCTGCCCGCAGGGGTAAGCATGACTGGTTTATAGTTGTTATCGCCATCCGCAGTTAGGTATGTGTCATCCGCAGTGATAAGATCTGTATCTGCTGTGTATCCAATTTTGGATATTAGTTGTATGCTGTATTGTTTTACGTCAGTGTTTATACCATCACTAACACGAATGCCAAACTTGTATGTCTGTGTGGTTGCTGTGGTTAGACGTTTGAAGTCATATATGTAACGATCTAGTCGACTAGCATCGTATCCAGTTAGTTCTGGACTTGATTGTATGGAAATAAGATCAGGAAAGCCTGACAGTGTGCCATCAGTGTCAAGTGTTAAGCCTGGAGGAAGAACTCCATTGGCCACACTAAAAGCTAATACCGAGCTGGCTGTGTCTACGGCTGTGAATTTATAGTTGTAGTAAGTGCCATCAAATATGGTGTTAATTTTGCCTGGCAAGTTCACTAGTACAGGTGCAACTAGTCCGCTGATAGTAACACTGAAACTACGATCCGATACTGCACCATCCAAGTTGCTGGCACGTAGAGCAAAGATATATGTGTAACTGTCGTCTTTGGCGTTTGTAACAGTTGCCTGTGGAATACCTTGGATAGTGCCGTTGTTTAATACTTGCAAACCTGGAGGTAGTGTTCCGGACAGGTGTCTATAGAAAACTTCGGCGCCGCCAGAGTCCACTGCCTCAACACCTTTTTCGTAAAATACATTTTCTGGTATTGTGCCTAGGTTCCCGCCTTGAGTAATCCAGGTTATGTAGCTCATTATTGTGCTATTTCGTAAATGATCATATGGCTAAACGAAGCCATATCGTTGGCGTTTCTGTTGTTAATCCACAAATTGAAAGTGGTACTATACCATTTTGATAATCCATACACTTGGTATGTTCTTGCTGTAGCAGTTCCTGCTATTTCAGTATGTGTTACTGGAATACATTCCATACGTTCAGGGCTTTCAGGCACTGCAGCGTAAGTAAAGTTTGTTACCTGCATGTTAGGAAACGTTTGGTTAGTGAAACCTGAAGTAGATACTGTGGGTTGTCCGTTTCTAAATATACCAAAAGCACTAACATAAGTTGCACTGGTGAGTACAAATGCTTGGATTAAAATTCTACTTGTGGCCACTGCTGGTGTAAAGTTAATGGCTAGTCCTGATATAGGTTGCGGTGTTGCGCTGTTAATTAATTGTCTGTTAGGACCTGATACTGCTGTTTTAATTTGTATTACACCACCTGCAGTGATTGCGTTCTGTGAACGCAGTGTGCCATTGATTATTACATCGCCAGTGATATTTAAGTTACCACCAATGCTGCCTGCACCGCCCACTGTTAGGCCTTGACCAAAGCTGGCTGCACCAGAAGCAGTAATACGTCCTGGTAAGGTTAAATTACCACCCACAGCCAAGTTACCACCAATGTCCCATGCTGGGGCACCAGTGGTTAAATCAGCAACAGTAATGGTACGGTCAGGACTCCAACCTTCTGTTAAACCTGTTATATATCCATCGCCTGAAAAATTTAATGCCATCGTTAATATCCTATTGCTATGTAAGAACCAGCCCAGTTGCTAGCAGCACCGGCACCACCACTACCATTAAAAAATCCTTGAGTATAACCTGTTGTACCAGGCGCAGTATTGTATGGAATGAAAAATGAGCCATTGGCAACACCTGATACTGCTACTGAAAAACAGGCATTTGGAAAAGCTATAGGAAATGTAACATTATGATTTGCGGTTGCTGTAGTATCCCTGCCCCATTGCATAATAAGTCCACCTGGCAAGTATTGATATCCTGATGTGGTCTTGGTACCAAGAAAGTCACTTGCCCCAATTTTTACATTACCAACATGAATATTTCCGTTAAAGGTTGTTGCTGTGTTACCATGAAAGGTCGCTGCAGTAGTTGCAGTGTTACCAGTTTTAATTATTAGATTGCCAGTTGTATCACTATCATAAACAAGTCCTGAGCCTAGTGATGTTCCTGCTGTTATTGTTGTCATTCTTTGATATCCTATTATTCTTTAGCCGTTAAAATTTTATACAGGCCAATAGCGCAACGTTTCTTGGACGAGTTTCTGTACCACCAGTGGCATTTGTAGCCCTGTCAGTGTACTCAGCATCATCTGATGTTGCTCTTAATGATACTGCATCAAATCTAGCGTCAACGTTCAAGTCAGTCAATGTTCTAGACATAACGTGTGTGTGACTCTTGAATTCATCTGCTTGACTGGTACCCATAAATCTACCAGAATCTATACCTCTACTGTCGTCCCACCCACGTACAAATTCTCCGCGAAGATCAGGCAAGTTAAATGTAGTTGATCCGTTACCAGATCCAAATGTTGTACCAATCGCTGCAAATAAAGTTGCATAAGTTGTTCTTGATACTGCTGATCCGTCAGCTTTAAGATACCCACTAGGTGCAGTGGTCATTGCCACATGTATAACAGCTCCTGTAGGAAGACCAAAGTCACCTGCTAACATGGTTTTAGTTACTGTTCCAACATCACCACTGGTTATCATTGTGCCTGTTGTGGCTGGTACATTGATTACAGTAGTACCTGCTACGTCTGCTGGTTTTAATTCGATTGTGCCGCTGGTTAATCCGCCTAAAAGTAAACTACTCATAGTATCACCCATCTCTTCCCAGCTGGGATAGTAACTGTAACTCCTGCTGCCATTGTAATTGGTCCCACACTCATTGCGCTCTTGCCTTCTGTAATTGTGTAATTTTC